AGTTGCGTTCATCGCTCAATAAGGAATTTGCGGAATTTGAAACTCGCCGAAAAGCGGTTAAATCGGAAATAATAACACCTTATGAGGCTTTTGAAACAGTTTATAAGGATTGTGTAACAAATCCGTACAAAAAGGCAGATTCGGCGCTCAAGGGCAAAATTAACGCTACCGAGCAGGAATTAAAAAGGATTAAATACGAAAAGTCTATGAGTTATTTTGAAGAATATAAGAAATCACTCGGTATTGACTTCGTAACATATGAGCAGGTTAATCTGAATATAACCATGAGCGTATCTCTCAAAAAGCTAAAAGAAACCATTAAGACCTTTTTGGACAAGGTTATGGATGACTTAAAGCTTATCGCAACGCAGGAGCACAAGGACGAAATCCTGTACGAGTATAAGCGGTCTTTGAATGTATCGGTTGCAATAACTTCCGTAACAGAGAGGTACAAGGCTATTGAAGAAGAAAAAGCAAGGGCAGAAGCCGAAAGAGCAGAGCGTGAAAAAGCCGAGCAGGCTGTGAGCAACACTCTTCACGAATATGAACCGTTTGTTGCAAATGTGCCTGAAGAAGTTGCTCCTCCGGTTGAAGAAATATCAGAACAGCCACAGCAAGATGAAAAAGTTCTGTCATTGTCATTCAAGGTTTACGGTACAAAATCACAGCTTAAAGATTTTGCACTCACTGTTAAGCAGTTAATCAACGAAAGGGGATTGCGCTATGAGTAATTATAATAATCAAAACAATCAGATTCAGCAGAGAAAGCCGAAGTTTTCGTCAATGCTCCAGACACAGGCTTTTCAGAAAAGTCTTTCAAACTCAATGAAAGACCCGAAGGAAATTCAGAAATTTACGGCGGCTATCACTTCTGTGGTGAGTACAAATCCTGCACTCGAAGAATGCGATGCAGCTACAATTCTTTCGGCGGCTCTTTGCGGTCACTCTCTCGGACTTCCTCCGTCACCACAGCTCGGTCAGTATTATATGGTCCCGTTTAAGGACAGAAAGAATAAGCGTACAACAGCTACATTTGTTCTTGGCTATCGTGGCTATATTCAGCTTGCTATCCGTTCAGGACAGTATAAAAGACTTAATGTGGTGGAAATCAAAGAGAGAGAACTTCTTAATTGGGATCCGCTCACAGAAGAAATTACAATCAAAATGATTGAAGATGAAACAGAGCGTGAAACAGCTGAAACAATCGGATATTATGCTTATTTTCGCTATGTAAACGGCTTTGAGAAAGCTCTTTACTGGAGTAAGGATAAGATGAAACAGCACGCTATGAAGTATTCAGCCGGATATGCAAGCGATGTCAATAAGGGTACAAGTTACACTTTTTGGGCAAAGGATTTTGATGCTATGGCAAAAAAGACAATGCTCAGACAGCTTATAAGCAAATGGGGTATTATGAGTGTTGAAATGCAGACAGCATATGAAGCTGATAATCATATTATCAATGCTGACGGAACTCCCGATTATGACACCGATACCATGATTGATGCAGAAGTTCCTGCTGAAACACCTGAAATTTACAATTCATCTTCATCTGAACCGGATGAAGAACAGTTCTCTATTGATGATCTTGCAGAATGAAATGATTGATTTAGAGATAATAAGCACAGGCTCTAATGGCAACGCAGTCTTTCTTGACGGTCAGGTCTTGATTGACTGCGGAGTGCCGTTCAACAAACTTGTTGAGTGTGAAGTGGTTGACCGAGTTAAATATGTTTTTTTAACTCATCAACACGGAGACCATTGTAATGTTGCTACTCTAAAGCGACTGCTGTCCGAACACCCTTGTATTCGGATAATTTACCCCAATTATCTTTGCAAAAAGCTTTTTTTATTAGGTGATACCTCCTTTCAATACAATTCTTTCATAGTCGCTCAGGATAAATGGTACTCAATCAGCAATATTACTTTTTCAGCAGTACCACTTCGGCATGATGTTCCTAATATCGGCTGGAAGTTACACTTCAACACTCAACAGGGGATATATAAAGTTATATACGCAACTGATACATCGGAAATCGCTCATATAACAGCTAAGAACTACGATTTGTATCTTGTAGAAGCTAACTACTCAAAAACAGAATTACTTAATCGAATAAAAGATAAACGATTGAAAGGTCAATATGTGTACGAAGATAGAGTTCTTCGTACACATTTGAGCAAAGAAAAGTGCGATGAATGGTTGTATCAAAATATGGGTAATAACAGTTTCTTCGTTTATATGCACCAACACGAGGACTTAGTATGATTACATCAGCGAACATAGTATCTTATGACGGATATAACTTAATAGTAAGACCGCATGAGCGTATCGGCAGAGAACTTGCACAGAAACAAGTACATGAAATTGAACTCAGAATTGTTGACGGACGCACGATTTCTGCCGAACAGCGAAGAAAAATATACGCAATCATCAGAGATATAGCATTTTGGTGCGGAGATAATCCCGAATGGATTAAAGAATATTTCAAGTTTAATTTTTGCGGTGAATTTGGCATTGAATACTTTTCGCTGTCTGATTGCGAAAAAAGCGTAGCAAGAGATTTCATAAGCTATCTGATAGATTTTTGTTTCTACCAAAATATCGGAACAAGAGATACTCTGCTTAATGTTACAGATGATATAGGCAGATACTTGTACAGTTGTCTTGAAAATCGTAAGTGTGCAATATGCAATGCACCAGGTGAAGTTCATCATGTTGACAGAATTGGTATGGGGCGAGATAGGGAACAGATTGTACATATAGGATTAAAAGCTATATGCCTTTGCAGAAAGCACCACGATGAAGCACATCGGCACGAAAAAGAGCTGTTTGATAAGTACAAAATCTACGGTATAGAGCTTGATGAATATCTTTGTACAAAGCTGAAACTTAATACAAAAAGAAAGAGGTGATACAGTGAATGGCTGGACAACCAAAGCGAGGGCTTGACTTTGCGGCTTGGGATGTTCACTTGTTCGATGATGATGAGAGATTTGATGTGCTTATTGATGCACAGGGTTGGGACGGCTTTGGAGTATTTTTTTGGATTTGTACCAAAGCTTATGCAACAAATGGTTACTATTATGAGTGGCGAGAAGAAACCAGTGCTGCCACGATAGCGAAACGAATGAGCGGTGGAATTAAATCAGATACGGTAAATCAGGTAGTTAAGCTTTGCTTACGAATTGGGCTGTTTGATAACGGGCTGTTTGATAGGGAGAGCATACTGACCAACAAAATGATGCAAGAACGATATATGTACGCTATCGAAAAACGCTCCGTGCGAGGTCGCACAATAAATAGATTATATTGGCTTTTGAAAACGGAAGAAACAAAGGCTTATATAGTTATACCTGAAAATGAGCATAATCTCTCCGAGAATGAACATAATCTCTCCGAGAACGACACAAAGAAAAGTAAAGTAAAGGAAAGTAAAGTAAATAGAAATAATTATTATGCGATGCCGTCTGCAAATGCAGCCGACACCGCCGGTGAAAATATTTTTATTACATTACCTTTGAACGATAAGAGTAATTATTCAGTTTCAAAATCTGATGTTCAGCACTACAAAATTTTGTATCCTGCTGTTGATGTAGAACAACAATTGCGTTCGATGTTGGGGTGGCTCGAAGCTAATCCGAGCAGGAGAAAAACAAGAACCGGCATTAAAGGGTTCATTACTAAATGGCTTAATAAGGTCCAAGACAGAGGAGGTGTAGGATATGGATTCAATCCAAGCGATAATGTCAAGAATAATGTCACCACAGCGAGCGGAGGAAATTATCCAACGGGCGAGAAAGTCTTCTAAAGAACTCACTCCGAGAGAAAAAGCCGAACAAGAAGCAAAAGTGTTTAACTCAACACCCGGTAAGCTCATTGGCTATGAGTGCGAGAAATGTATGAACCGAGGCTATATTTACCGTGTAAAGGCAGGCGAAACGCCTTTCGGGCAGGTTACATATGATGTGGTTGCTTGCAAATGTGATTGTATGAAAATTCGAGATGAACTTCACAGAATGCAGAACAGCGGTCTTCAAAAACTTCTTAAACGATATACTTTTGAAAGTTACAAGACAACCTCAGATTGGCAGAAATATGTGAAAGATAAAGCATATGAGTACATTGACAAATGCTCTGATTGGTTCTTCTTCGGCGGTCAGCCCGGTTGTGGAAAGACACATATATGTACGGCTATTGTCGGAGCATTACTCAAAAAAGGCAAAGCACCTAAATATATGCTTTGGCAGGATGATATTACCAAAATCAAGCAGGCATCGAGTAATTTAGAGGTGTATGAAGCTCTCATAAATTCATATAAGCAAGCGGAAATTCTTTACATTGATGATTTCTTTAAAACTCGCAGGGGCGATTTTGTCTCAACAGCTGATGTCAATGCTACATTTAAGATTATCAATTACAGATACAATGAAGGATTGCCGACTGTCATAACATCTGAATTATCACTTGAACAGATTTCGCAGATTGATGAGGCTTTAGGCAGTAGAATTTCAGAAATGGCTAATCCGAAAATTTTTATTAAAGCCGATAAAAATAAGAATTACCGTTTTACGAGAGGAAATGAAAATGATGTCTGAAGCACAGGAGCAATGTAAACTCATTAAATGGGCGGATAAATGTGTGCAAATGAAAATACATCCTGAACTTTCAATGCTGTACGCTGTTCCAAATGGTGGCAGAAGAGATAAAGCCGAAGCCGCACATCTTAAAAGGCAAGGAGTTAGGGCAGGTGTTCCGGATTTATGCCTTGCTGTGCCAAAAGGTAAATATCACGGCTTATATATTGAGCTTAAAGTCGGCAACAATAAGACTTCTGAACATCAGGATAAATGGTTGCAGAATCTTTCACGGTGCGGATACGCCGTAAAGGTATGTTATGGCAGTACATCAGCAAAGCAGACAATTGAAAAATATCTGCAATTGGGTGATTGATTATGAAATTGCAGGTTTGTCGAAAGTGTAAACACGAATATCATCCGTGTAGCATACGGAAATGCCCGTACTCTGAAAAAGGTTTGTACATCTGCGTTTACTGCTGTAAGCACTGTAGGTTTTGCAAGCCCGTAAGCACAGGCTTTGTCTGTGAATTTGAAAGGAGAGAAAGCATTGAAAGCGAGAATACCCGTTAAGCTGAAAAGAGAGACTATGGCGGAGATTAACCGCCTTGCAGATAGAGAATATCAGAAAGTCAAGGACAAGGAAATTGCGGACGCCACAAGGCGAATTTTTAAGACGATTGTATTTGCTTTGTATAAGGATTTCGGCTTTGGCCGTGATAGATGCGCAAAGGCACTAAAGTCTATGACCGAAATAATTGAACACTCTGACACTGACGAAGTGTTTTGGGAGCATATCGACCGTGTGGTTATCGACAAGCTGAAACTTGAATTTGAGAAGCGGGACTACACAGACAACGGAAAAGTTGTTAATTTTGAAGGAGACGAAGAAAATGATTGATTGTACGAAAACTACAAACTACTTCAGCGAAAAGAAAAGAATGGGTAGACAGGCGAGCGGAGTGTGCAAACTTAGATGTACAGATTGCCCTATGGGCATGAGGAATAACGGCATAGGTGTTACGTGTTCGGATTTTGAATCATCTTACCCTGAACAAGCAATCGAAGTTGTTCAGAGGTGGAGCAATGCGTATCCGCAAAAGACATTTCTTACGGAGTTCTTGAAGAACTATCCGAACGCTCAGCTTAGAATAGACGGAATACCTAAAGGTGTGTGTCCGTATGCCTTAGGACTGATAAACAGAGATGATTGTCAAAAAAAAGACCATAACTGCGGGTTGCATGTTATTGCCGAAAAAAAGGAGCGTGAAAAACAATGATTGAAAAAGAATTAAAAATCCGTGATTTTTGCGGTGACTATGCATTGGATATACCCGATTATAATGGTAGCAATTTCACTTTGTATTTCAATTCAAAGAAAAACGCCGAAAATGTAAAACGCATTATTGAGATTGACGGAAGCAAACCTAACGAAGCAACCGTGTGTGAAATGCAAGAGATTAAGCACGGAAGTTGGGAATATGACAGCGAGGGTGTCGACTGTGCAATTTATTTATGTTCTGAGTGTGGTAATTTTATTGCTCTTTATGCGGGCGTTTTTAGCGAGGGTATTGATTTGTATCCATATTGCCCTTACTGCGGAGCAAAAATGGATAAGGAGTGAAAATAATGACAAGAACTGAATTTGAAAAGTATTTAGGTAAGGATGTAACAATTACTCTGTATGATGGAGCGATATACGCAGGCATATTACACCAAACTGGCGAAAAAGCTTTTGCGGACAATCCTAATTTATCAGTGCCGTTAAATTTTTATTTTTGTATTGATGAGAATAATGAAGTAGTTAAAAATACTGTATTTAGAGTGTCGCATATCCAGAAAATCAGCTGCAATGAAAAGTTAAGAATGACAAATTTTGAAAGGATTAAATCAATGAGTATTGATGAAATGGCTCGAAGTTGTATAGACTTTTTCAGTTGCCCGTACGGAACTCCGTATGTCGGTTGTCCTATGGAAAAGCGATTCAATAACAGCTGTATTGACTGCACAAAACATTGGCTTGAAAGTGAGGCGGACAGTAATGACACCTGATGAATACAGACAAAAGCACAAGCGTTGTGCGACCTGCGTGTATTACGAAAAAAGAGAAAATAATTTTTTTCAAACTTTACCATCTTATTACTGCCTTGCGAAAAACAAAACCACATTTGATTCAAAAGGACGATTTTGTAAAGTGTATAAAGCTAAAGATTTTAAAAGGGGGCAACGAATTAGTGGACAAAATACACAGGGCTGATGTTGATTTTTCAATGCAACTTGAAAAGGCGATGACATCAAGGAACATAGGTGCAACAAAACTGTCGAGAATGTCAGGAATACAACGTAGTCAGATATGCAAATATTTGACTGCTGAGATGTCGCCGACAGCAATGACTATTCGCAAATTAGCTATTGCTTTAGGCGTAACATCTGATTATTTATTAGGGCTGGTTAAAGCAGACAAACAGTAGCTTACAATAATAAAATTGTACCTAAAAATAACAGCAAAAAATTATACAATGGACTTATAATGCAGACGGACTATCTGTGTTGTAAGTCCATTTTTTATTTGGCGGTGTACGATATGGCGAAGGCATTTGCTGTAAGCTTTTACAAATCTAAAAAGTGGCAGGATTGCCGACAAAGTTTTATCGCAGAACGAATGCTTGTTGACGGCGGATTGTGTCAGCTATGTAAAGAGCGACACGGCTTTATCGTACATCATAAGATCATGATTAATGAGAGCAACATAAACAATCCTGATGTTACTCTCAATTACGACAATTTATTATTTGTGTGCAAAAAATGTCACGATGATTTGCCGGGGCACGGGATAGGCGGTTGCGAACCGAAAAAATATTTTTTCGACGATAGCGGAATGCTCCGACCGATTATCCCCCCCGTTAAAAAATCGGAAACCGGTGACCGTAGGACCGAGGGGGGCAGTTAGATTTTTTGCGCGCCTTACATATAGCCCCCCTCCCCCTAAAATCTTGTGTGAAAGGACGGTGTGACTTGTAAAATGACTGACGAACAGAGAGAACAAAGAGCGATTAAACGAGAGATAAAGCGATTAACGGAAATCTACAAGGACATAGAGGTTAAAAGAAAAGACCTCGCCGTTGGCTTAATCGAGAATGCGGCGTTCACTCGAATCAGACTTAAAGAACTGCAACAAGACATTGCAATTTATGGCTTGACTGAATTATTTTCGCAGTCGGAAACACAAGAGCCGTACTCGCGCAAAAGACCTGAGGCAGATTTGTATAACACGATGCTTGGAAATTATCTTAAATACATTAAGCAACTCAACGATATGCTTCCAAAAGTGACCGAGGCAAAGACTGCGACAACAGACGGCTTTGACGATTTTGTCGAGGGGCGTGACAAGCTTTGAAGCGCTATCCATTAAGTTATAATCCGATACTTGAATATTACGAGCAGATAAAGAACGGCAAGGTTACTGTTTGTGACAAAATACGCAAGTGGTACAAACATTTAAGTGATAAGGTGATTAATCCGACAGACGGCTATCATTACGAAGCCAAGCGAGGAAATCACATCATTGAATTTGTCGAAAACTACTGCCGACACAGTAAAGGTAAAATGGGCGGTCAGCTTGTGAAGCTTGAACTGTGGGAAAAAGCGTGGCTTGCGGCGACATTTGGCTTTGTAGACGATGACGGTATCAGGCAGTATAACTTATCTGTGTTGATTATCGGGAAAAAGAACGGCAAGTCTTTGCTCGCCTCCGCGATAGGCTTGTATATGCTTATCGGTGACGGTGAACCCGGTCCCGAAGTGTATGCAGTCGCCACAAAGCGTGACCAAGCCAAGATTATATGGCAGGAAGCAAAACGAATGGTTCGCAAGAGTGAAACTTTATTGAAGCGAATTAAACCACTGCTGAATGAATTGAGTTCAGAAGATTACAATTGTGGAGTGTTTAAGCCGCTTGCCTCTGATTCGGACACGCTTGACGGTCTAAATGTGCATTGTTGTTTAATGGATGAGTTGCACCAGTGGAAAAACGGCAGACAGCTGTATGACATTATGGCAGACGGTACCATCGGGCGAGACCAACCGCTTATCCTTGTTACAACAACAGCCGGAAAAATCAGAGAGGACATCTATGATGAAATCTATGATGACGCTGTCCGCACCACAAATGGCTTGTTTGATGATGTAGGCTACAAGGACGAACACAGCCTTTACATTATCTATGAGCTTGACAAGCGTGAAGAATGGGAAAAGCCTGATTGCTGGGTAAAGGCAAACCCGGGACTTGGCACGATTAAAAACCGAAACGCTCTTGCAAGCAAAGTTAAGAAAGCGCAAGCAAATCCGTCGCTTGTGCGAAACCTTGTATGCAAAGAATTTAACATAGCCGAAACATCAACTGAATCGTGGCTCAATTTCGATGAGCTTAACAACGAAACAAAATTCGATGTTAAGAAGCTTCATCCGACTTATGGCATAGGCGGCGCAGACCTATCAAGCACAACCGACCTTACAGCGGCAAAGATGTTGTTTCGAGTGCCTGACAATGAAAATATTTATGTATTGTCTATGTACTGGATACCGGCAGACCTCGTAGAGAAAAAAGTAACCGAGGACAAAATTCCATATGATAAGTGGATAGAACAGGGCTTTATGCGTACCTGCCCCGGAAACAAGATTGACGCAAGTGTTGTAACAGCGTGGTATCAAGAGCTACAAGACGAATACGACATTTACTTGTGGAAAGAGGGCTATGACGCTTGGTCGGCTCAGATGTGGGTTAATCAGATGATTGACGCTTTCGGTCCTACCGTTATGGAAGCGGTACATCAGGGCAAGAAAACACTGTCTGCCCCGATGAAAGCCCTTAAAGCAGACCTTGTAAAGAAAAGAATAATTTACAACAACAATCCAATTGATAAATGGTGTCTTGCAAACACCGCAATAGATGAGGACAGAAACGGTAATATACAGCCAATTAAGACATCAAAGTCAACAAGACGAATTGACGGTACTGCGGCATTACTCGACGCTTACACGATATATTTTGAATATGAAGACGAATATTTGAGCATTGTTTAGGAGGTGAGAGAATGGGAAAATTTAAGAACTTTTTAAATTCTGTTCGCAATGTCAGAAAGACAAAGAATTTTTCAAGGGTTGAACTTGTCACACAGAATAATTCAAATTTCTTTTTGTGGGGCAACAGGGCATATGATTCCGACACCGTCCGAGCTTGCGTTAATGCACAGGCTCTTAGATTCTCGAAGTTATCCATTAAACACATAAGAGAAACAATCGTTGACGGCAGAAAAGACCTCTTAATCAATCCCGAGCCTTATGTCAAATTTTTGCTTGAAGAACCCAACCCGTACACAACAATGGATATGCTCCTATATAGGACAAGCACACAGTTATCCTTATCGGGCAATGCTTTTTGGCTCATCATTAGAGACTCAAACGGCTTGCCTACGGAATTGTATTTTATACCGGCTAAATCAGCTACGGACTTGTACGACACTAACGGCAACCTTGTTTATGAATTTATCCTTGCAAACGGTAAGACCTACCGCTTCGCCTCCGAAGACGTCATACATTTGCGTGATGATTTTGCAGAGAACGATATATTTGGAAGTGGAAAATTTAAGGCTCTTGCTCCTTTACTTGAAATTGTTGAAACAACCGACAGTGGCATCATCAGCGCTATCCGAAATTCAAGCGTAATTAAATGGTTGCTGAAATATACTTCATCGTTGCGCCCTGAGGACTTGAAGAAGAACGCAAAAGCTTTTGCTGATAACTACCTTAACATCAGTAACAGCTCCGTGGGCGTTGCGGCAGTGGATGCAAAGGTTGACGCAAATCAGATAACCCCGAATGACTATGTTCCAAATGCTTTGCAAATGGATAGAACAAAAAACAGAATCCTTGAGCTTTTTAACACTAATGTGAAAATTATCACATCAACAGCGAACGAAGATGAAGAAAACGCCTACTTTGAGGCGGTGATTTCACCTAAAATTATTCAGCTTAAAAACGAGCTGACGCGGAAACTATTCACTCGCCGTCAGCGTAGTTGTGGAAATTACATCGCAGTAGGTTCGTTCAATCTACAATCTGCAAGTCTTAAAACTAAGCTAAATTTTGCTGGAATGGTTGACCGTGGTGCAATGCTTCCGAATGAATGGCGAGAATCACTTGGTCTTGCTCCTGTTCCGGGCGGTGATACTCCGCTCAGAAGATTAGATACAGTTGCAGTTGACGAAGGAGGTGAAAATGATGCCGAAAACAATTGACATTAAGGGCCCTATCATTACGAATGATGATAAGTGGATTTACGACTGGTTTGGAGTAGCCTCCTGTTGCCCAGCCGACATTCGCTCACAGCTTGACGAAGTGGCGAATGATGAGGGCGTACAGGTTGTTATCAATTCATCAGGTGGTGATATCTTTGCCGCCTCCGAAATTTACGATATGCTCGCCGAAAGCAAGGCTACAATCAAGGTCATTTTTGCCGCCTCTGCCGCTTCATACATCGCTTGTGCGTGCACATCTGAAATTGTGCCAACAGGTATGCTTATGATTCATAATGTTTCAAGCTATGCCGCAGGCGATTACAATGACATGGCACACGAATCATGCGTGTTGCTTAAAGCAAGTAAAGCCGTTGCAACAGCGTACAGGCTAAAAACCGGTATGAGTGAGGACGAGCTTATCGGACTTATGGATAAAGAAACTTGGCTCACTGCTGACGAGGCGGTTGAAAAAGGTTTTATTGACAAGGTCGCAGAATATGCTGAAAAGCCAAAAGAGGTTAAATTTGCGGCAAGCCTTAACGGTCTTATCCCTGACACAATTATCAAACAGATGAGAAGTGAAAAAACACAGCTTACAGCAAAGCTTGAATTACTCAAACGAAAGGATGTTGAATCAGAATGAACAGACAGGAATATCTTGACAAAAGAAATGCACTCTATGATAAGGCTAAACAGCTTATCGCAGAGAACAAACTCGCTGAGGCGAGAGAAGTAACACAGCAGATTGATAAACTTGACAGTGAGTTTGAAAATTCTGCCGTGAATAAGGCAAATAAAAACGCAGAGGAGGGAATCAAAATGCCTGCACCATTCGAGAATCACAAGGCAAACATCGACCTTACAGATGAGGACGAAAAGGTAACGGATATGTACGCAACACTTGAATACAGAAAAGCATTTGCTAACTATATTCAGAACGGTGTACCCGTGCCACAGAAGTTTATGAATGTGGCATCACAGACCACATCAAGCACTGCGGCGGCTATTGTGCCGACCACAATGTATCAGCGTTTAATCGTTGAACTTGAAAAAATCGGTGAAATTTACGCAAGAGTGTTCAAGACGGCTTATCCGACAGCACTTCTTATCCCTACACAGAACATCCGCCCGACAGCAAGCTGGGTTGATGAGGAAAAGGGTTCAGACCAGCAGCAGGTTACTACTGACAAGGTTGTCTTTGCCGGCTATAAGCTTGAATGCAAGGTTGCGTTCTCGCTCTTCATGACAAAGACTGCACTTGACACTTTTGAATCACAGTTCATTGATCAGATCAAGAACGCAGTTGTTAAGGCTTGTGAAATGGCAATCGTTAAGGGTTCGGGTTCAGGTTCGCCAACAGGCATTCTTTCTTGCACTCCCCCCGAAGGCCAGACAATTGAAATTGCCAAAACCGGCAAGCTTACATACTCAACACTCTGCTCTGCGGAGGCGGCTCTTCCTGCTGCATACGATGACGCTGTATGGCTGATGACAAAGAAGTCATTCTTTGCGTTCATGGGCATCACAGACAGCAACGGTCAGCCTGTCGCTCGTATGTCCGAAGGACTTAACGGCAAGCCGTCACTCTCACTTTTCGGTCGTGCTGTTATCCCGACAGACGGCTATATGGATTCGTATGCTGACACGGTTTCAGCCGACACAACCTTCGCAATGATGTTCAATCTTAACGATTACATCTTCAACGAGGTAATGGGCTTAAGTGTCAAGAAGTACGAAGAGGACGACACCGATAACACAGTCCTTAAAGCCGTAATGCTTGCAGACGGTAAGGTTGTGGATACTCACAGTCTTGTTAAGCTCGTTAAGAAGAGCGCTTAAAAGAGGTTTGAATTATGGCAGTATCTAATGAAATTGAAGCCGTAAAGGTTTCGCTCCGTATCAATACGGTGCTGTTTGACGATGAAATATCTGCCCTCATTGATTCTGCCAAAAGTGACATGGCAGGTGCAGGAGTTGATGTCAACGACAAAAACTCAACTGCACTTGTTATGCAGGCAATCAAATTCTATTGCCGTGCTTATTTTTCGGTGACAGCTGATAGCGAATGGGCACGGCATTACGAAGAATTGCGCGATGCAATGGCTGCGAGAGGAGCGCAAACATAATGAATGCAGATACTCTTGTTAAACTTGTTGAAAAGTCAGGGCAAACAACCAATGACATCGGCGAAATTGTGTATCAGGAAAAGCTCCGAACGATTTATGCACAACGCAAATATGTTCGACAATCTGAATTTTTTCAGGCACAGGCGAACGGGTTGAAACCCGAATGTATGCTTGAAGTCAACTCGTTCGAGTACCACAACGAAGAATTTTGTTATCTCGAAAATAAGAGGTTCAAGATTTATCGTGCGTATGAGATTAAAGGTACAGAGCGTACGGAGCTGTATTTAACGGATGTGGTAGGTGAAAATAATGTCTTTGCCTAAAGCAGTTAAAATCACAAAAAACGGCGTTGAGATAATCAGCAATGTCGACCGTATTCAATATACGCTCAAAGAGCTTGAACGAGCCGCTCTGCGCGATGTTGGCAAGTTGGTATGTAAACGGTCACGACAAAAAATAAAACGCAGGACGGGACGCTTAGCGAAAAACACACAGTATTGGGTACGCTCAAAGCAAAAAATTCCTGACCTGCAAGTAGGCTTTAAACCGGGCGGATTCTATGGACTGTACCAAGAGATTGGCACGAATAAATACCCAAAAATCGGAGCATTAAGTGATGCCACCGAAAGTAACATCAAAGACATCATAAAAATTGAACAACAGTACCTCAGTGCCGTAGGCACAGAAGAGGCAGAACGAAAAATCAGTGAGGGGGAATACAGCGGTGAATAGCATTAAGAATTTATTGAATGCGGTTTTATCGCAGTATGCCCCTTCATTTTTTATGATTGGTGACGGGTTCCCGAGGCTTGTTTATGAGATTAAGCAGCTTTACACCGATGAGCCGTACAAGAAATATCTTGTTACGCTTAATCTGTATGATAGGTTCACCACCGAGAAAATCGACAATATTGTGGATGAAATCTATTCGGATATTGCGAGAGCAACCTATACACAGGGTAAACGGCATTACAAGTTTTACAACAACGGCGACAGGCAGTATGTCGCCGAATCGGACAAAACAATAAATAGAATAATGGCAACCCTTGAATTGAGGGTTTATGAAAGAGAGGACGATTGAAATGGCAACAGTTAAGCCACGAAAGATTAAACCGTACAGCGGTTACAGCAATAAGACGGCTGACCGTATGTTACTTGACGCAGGTGCGTTTTTCGTAAATTACGATCCTGCTACGGACACATACGCAAGCGCCAAAAAGGCAGGCAAATGCCTTGGTGTGACAATCAAAGGCGGTGAATTTTCAGCCAAGCCGACACTCAGACGACTTGAATTTGACGGTGTAAAAACACGAACTAAGGGTGATACAGTAGTCGACGGTTGGGAGGTTTACCTTAAAGCAACACTTGCTGAGATGACTACACAAAATTTCATTTATGGCCTTGGAATTGCCGACAAAGGTACAGACGAAAAGGTCGCAGGCTACGATGTAATCACAGGTAGAGATGTTATTCTTGACAGTGACTACATTCAGAACATCACTTGGGTAGGCTGTCTCCTCGGAGAGGATAAGCCGTGCATTATTCAGGTGTTTAACGGATTTAACGAAAACGGTCTTACACTTGCAATTGCAGACAAAGACAATGGCAAGGTTGAGGCTCAGTTCTACGGTAACCTTTCACCCGAGGTTTACAATTCGGAGGACGAAATTAAACCGCCGTTTAAAATTTTTAGACCGACAGAAACAACGGAAGCAACGGAGGCATAATTATGAGAAAATTAAGCATTAAAGACGCATTTACTCTTGCTCGCATTATCAAAAAAGCAGACATCAAAGAGGAAATTGCAGACTTTGCAAATCGTATCGCTGTTAAAAATAACAGCAAAGATGAAACGGTCAACACCGAAGCGGTCGGTCTTGAATTTGTGATTACTCTGTTAACTTCTTTGTCAAGCAAAGAAACAGAACAGGAATTTTATTCATTGCTTGCCGATATCAGAGGCGACATTACTGCTGATGATGTAAGTAAATTAAGTATCCCAGAAGTCCTTGACAATGTAAAGGCAATCATCAGGGAGAACGATGTTAAGAGTTTTTTTACCTCGCTCTCAGCCTTGAAGTAAGAACATATGGAATGCTCGTGCAGTATTGTTGCGGCAATACTGCCATACTACAAAGGCTGTCTTTTTCAGAGGCTAATGAGATTATTCAAAATGCGATTAATGACCGTGAGGACGAAATGCTCTACAAAGCATATATGCTCACGATGACAGGCAGATTTACAGGTGTGTCATATGTTGATTTTGTAAACAAGGTTAAAGATCAAATGCAGACAGGTGCGGAAGAAACCGTAAATGTCGAAACTGTCGAAAGCAAGATTGCAGATTATCTTGATAACTACAAATGGGAGGAGGTGTAGCTAATAATGGCTGTTGAAGTATTTAAGTTATTTGGTTCTATATTCGTAAATAACGATGAAGCAAACAAATCCATTGCAGAGACCGAGAAAAAAAGTAAGGGCGTTGCTTCAACCCTTGGTAACGGAATAAAAACAGCCGCTAAATGGGGAACTGCTCTTGTGGGTGGAGCGGCGGCAGGCGTAGGAGCATTGTCCTCTGTCGCAGAGAGCACCCGAGAATACCGAACAGAAATGGGAAAACTTGACACAGCTTTCACCACAAACAAATTTTCGGCGGCAGACGCAAAGCAAACATATTCCGACCTCTATGCTGTGGTTGGCGACAGCGGACAAGCAACTGAGGCGGCTAATCATTTATCATTGCTTTGCGATTCCACAAAAGACCTGCAAAGTTGGACAGAGATTTGCACAGGTGTTTACGGTCAATTCGGTGATTCCTTGCCTATTGAGGGTTTGACAGAGGCGGCAAACGAAACCGCAAAAGTTGGACAGGTAACAGGTCCGCTTGCCGATGCTCTTAACTGGATGGGCGTGTCAGAAGATGAGTTCAACGAAAAACTTGCAAAATGCTCATCAGAACAAGAAAGACAGCAGTTAATCACATCCACCCTCACATCGCTATATTCTGATGCGTCGGCTCAATACAAGAAAACAAATGGCGATGTAATGGAATCTAACAGAGCTCATCAGCAGTTGTCTGACACTATGGCTCAGATTGGTGCTGTCGCCGAGCCTGTCCTTAACTCTCTTATCGGTCTTGGCGGTAAACTCCTCGAACAGCTCTCACCATTGATTGAGAGTGTGGCAAACAACCTTGCCCCTGTTTTAATCAACATTTGCGAAGAGGTCGCCCCGATAATTGTATCAATGCTTGAACAGATTATGCCATTGATTGAGGAATTGCTCCCGTTTATAGCTCAGCTTATAGAGCAGTTAGCCCCTCTCATCATACAGATTGTTGAACAATTGTTTCCGCCTTTACTGCAGATTATTCAGGATTTACTTCCGTATTTTATGCAGATAATTCAGGCTATAATGCCTCTGTTTAGCACGCTTGTAGAGCTCCTGATGCCCGTAATTGAGATGTTTATTCAGTTGGCGAGTGTTCTGCTCAACGGTTTATTAGCGGCACTTACTCCGATTATAGAGGACTTAGCTACATTTTTGAATGATTTGCTTACACCTCTTATCCCGATTATCAGTGAGTTGTGCGATACAATTGTCGGCATTCTACAGCCTGTTTTTGAACAGCTATCACCTGTCATCTCAATGGTTTTTGATGCTCTTCGCCCGGTTCTTGACCTACTCGGTGAAATGCTTGAAACACTTATTCCTGCTCTTGTTCCGGTGATTGAATGGTTGGCGCAAATCTTTTCGGAGGTTTTAGGCGGTGCAATTAAAGGAGTCAAAAAAATTCTTGAACCGATTTCGGGGATTTTTAACGGAATTGTGGATTTTGTAAAAGGTGTTTTTTCGGGAAACTGGGAACAAGCGTGGAACGGTGTTGTTAACATTTTCAAGAATGTTTTCAACCTTTTACCTACATTTGTTGAGAATGTAATCAACGGCATTATTTGGATTATCAATAAGTTGTTGGAAGGCGTAAACTGGGCAACATCAATGATAGGCTGGGAAATAGATCCGATTCCGGAAGTGACCTTACCTCGTTTCCGTGCCGGTATTGATTATGTCCCACACGATAAGTTTGCCGCATATCTTGATGCCGGTGAGGCAGTTCTCACAGCTCAAGAGGCTGAGGAATACCGTCAGTCAAAGCGTGAAGGCAGAGGCTCGGTATTTGAAAACGATTCAACCAATATAGTCAACAATATCAGTATTAACATTCCTTCTGTTGCGATTAATAACGATATGGACATTGACAGCTTGGTTGATGATATCAGCAACAGGCTTGCCGATGAAATAACAAGGAGGCAGAGAGCATATGCATAACTTTTATTTTGCAGACAAATGGCTGTCTTATTTTTGTGGCAGATTCGTACAAGCTCCACAGCACGAAATTTCCAAAAGGGATATTTCAGCAATTGAAATCCCATACAAGGACTGCGACATTCTCCTCGATAATGGCAGGTGGCAGAATGTGGAGTTTGAAAGAGAAATTTGTTTTCTGCCGTATTTGTCTGAGATGTCCGCACATCATCTTGCTAAGGCTGTTACTGAATGGCTGACCTTAAATCGGGGATATCAGAAGTACAAAGACACTTATAATCCCGGTTATTTTACTAAGGCTTACATATCAAATATTGATAGCATTGTACGAGAGTTGCCCTCGTTGCTTACAACCAAAATCAAATTCAATCGTGTTCCTTGGTGGTACTCAGAGATTGGTGCTAAACCTATTGAATTAGAGGTTAATAAGGCGGTGAATTTGCGTAATCCCGAAAAATACGCAAGTTTACCAACTGTCAAGATTACCAATACAAATACAAGCAGTGGCAGTAACGCTAAGGCTAATTTAACTATTAACGGAACAAAATATACATTGTCTTGCGTTGCGGGCTATGACTACGCTCTACTCGACGGCGAATCGATGCAGAATAGAGCGTATAAGTCTGACGGTACATCGAAATTCATCAACGATGCATTACCACCCGAATTTTTTGTCGGAAACAATCAGGTTACGGTTACAGCTGTTAGCAATGCCGAGGTTAGCATTACCCCGAATTGGAGGTGTTTGTAAATGTTTTATCCCTTGCTATACGAATTGAAAAACACAACCCATATTTTGAATCAAAATGCAATGTTTAAAATCGGTATGATGACCGAGATTATAAGCGGAAAAGTTACCGAAGAACGCAACGGCAACTATTTGCTTGAAATTGAGCTTTTGGTGACAGATGACTGCGCCGATTTGCTTGATACACAACTCTTTGTCAAAGCAAAACCAAATCCGACAGACGAACCGCAATTTTTTGAAATCTATAATTTGCAGTACAAAGATAAAAAATCCGTTGTAATCAAAGCAAAGCATATCAAGCATAATTTGTATAACAATTTTTTGGTTGAAGTACAAAATCAGACAGACATAATGTGCACACCTGCGGAATGGTGGTATCGCCTTTGCACGGGACATGAGGAGGGCTTGCAAACGCAAATGACCTTGTGGGCGCACTACTTTAAATTTACATCTGATATCACCACAAAATCCTCCATGACACTCGGTTTTGTTACTCCGTGTACTCTCGGAGATTTTATGGGCGGTGCAGACGGTTCGCTTGTTGACGTGTTTGGCGGTGAATATAAATACGACAACTTTAACGTATCGTTGCTCAAGAACCGTGGGGCGGTTACAGGCTACCATTTGCGCTGGGGCAGTAACATCAGCAGTCTTACGCAAACGCTTAATTCAGACGATATCTGTTCCCATGTTGCAGCGTATGCCACTTGCCATGATACATATAGCGACAAGAACTTCGTCCTCTGCTCACAACCGCAAGAACTCAAAACCCATAAATCTAAGCTCATTAAAGTGAAAACGGTTGATGTTTCGGACGGCGGTTCGGTCTACATCGGCGACGAAACAGGCTACTGGGATTTCAACGCCCACACAGGCGAGAATAAGGACTTTTTGATTCAAAAGCTAAATATTCAAGCACAGGTTTTAAGAGGACAGCTCGTAAACACAAACGGAGCGCCTACGCTTAATGTAAAGGTTGACTATCCCCCAACACTTAATGAAATGCTTGGACTGCATTTATGCGATAGTGTTTATGTCGATACTGAAAACGATAGCTTGCAAGCAAAAATAATTAAAACAGACTATGATTTCGTGCTCGAACGGTGGAACAGCCTTGAGCTTGGCACACCAAAATCAAAGTTATCAGATTATATAGTTAAATGAGGTGATAAAATTTGAACATTAATCATACAAAAATGACACTCGAAATCAACAGTTGCAAAAACTACGAAATTTTGGAAGTCAGACAGGGCGACAAAGGCTCACGCATTATTGATTTTGCGTTCACCGTCAACGGTGAAACTGTTGACCTTGCCTCTACAATGTCAGCAAAAGTCAATGCTACGGTTGATGATGTAATCGTTGCGGACAGCGTAGCCGCTGTCGTTGACACCGAAAATAATGTAGTCACAGTTACGCTCACAGACACAATGCTTGCTTTGTCGGGAATTTGCAAAATGGACATTGTGCTTACAGAAAACGACGAAATCATAACTGCTGAAACCGTTTGTTTGCGTGTAGGAAAAAGCGTAATCAATGATGACAGTAAAGCTTTCCCGGGTGCAAGCTCTATTGCGGAAATCACAAAAGAAGTCGAAAATGCAAGAGGTAGTTCTAATTCGCTTGGAGCAAGGCTTGATAAAACAGACAAGAGTATTGCCCGAAAGCTCGATTCAATGCCGTTCGACAGCGAACCAAAAAATAACAGCCCGTGTTATCTCACAAGTGGTACGGTTTACAATGCTCTGCTTGTTAAAGCCGATAAAACCGCCTTGGCGACTAAATACGATTCGTCAAATATTGAAAGTGGTACATCAACACTCACACCGTATTCAACCGTCACCGATAAAATCAAAAGTGCAAACTGTACATATAAGACGATTGGTGACATCGTAATCGTCAGTGCAACGGTCAAAATGAACGCAGTATCTCTTGGTGGCAATAGCATGTGTCTGCTGATTGATTTGCCGTACAAATGTATTTCCGAGGACAATGTTTTTTGTGTCGGTATTTCAAACCTTGGCAAACTCTTTAAATTTGCCATTCCGAAAAATAACACTTGGCTACAGTTTTCGACTCAGGATAAGGCCGCATATACATTCGCAGACGGCGAGCAGATTAATGTAATTTGTTCGTACAAGATTAAATAACGGAGGTATGAAAAATGGAACTTAAAGAAAAAATCACACTTGATATGCTCACAAAGGACAGCGTTTCGGTACTCAGACAGCAGTTTTTGACCTTCAACGGTGAAGAAATGCAGGTTGGCGGAAACATCCGCAACGCATACATGAACAGCAAATCGGGCAGAGAACAGCTTAAAACGGTGCTGTCAGACGAATATTACAATGCCGTTATGGCAGTTTGGGGCGATAATCCAACCGTTGACGAGCCTGTCGAAAGCGAGGTGTAAACAATGAAGATTGATATTGTACAGCTTGCCGAAATCATATCTGCGTTAGCTTTAATTGGCGGTGTTGTATTTGGTGTTTTTAAATTTATCGAAAACAACAAAAAGCAGAACGCTGAAATCAAAAAAATCAAAGGCGAGCAGACCTTGACAATGTATGCACTCCGTGCGTGTCTTGATGGTCTGAAACAGCAGGGTTGTAACGGCAGAGTTACCGAGGCTATCAATAAGATTGATAAGTACCTCAACCAGTCGGCACATTCGGCGGAAGATTTAAATTGAAAGGATGATAATAATGAAAATGACAAACAAAATCTATGATGTACTTAAATACATTGCTCTTATCGTACTGCCTGCAATCGGTACACTTTACTTTGCCGTAGCAGGCATTTGGGGCTTGCCATACGGCGAACAGATTGTAGGCACTATTACAGCCGTTGACACCTTCTTAGGCGCTCTGCTCGGCTTGTCAGCTTATAAATATAACAAAACAGACGAAAGCGAGAAATAATATTATGTCAGCAAAAAGAATCTATCTCAGTCCGTCGAATCAGAACAGAAACACCTATGCAACGGGCGGTACGAATGAAATGGCTCAGTGCGACAAAATCGCCGCCGCAACAGCCAAAGCTCTCAAGCGTTGCGGTTTTGAGGTTATGGTCGCAAAGTCGGGAACGCTTATGCAGACACGCTGTCCCGAATCGGACAAGTTCGGTGCAGACATTCATATGCCGATTCACACCAACGCTTTTAACGGCAAATATACGGGCGGTACAAGAGTGTTTTGCCTGAACTCAAATGGCAGAAAGGCTGCCGAGGCGGTAAAGTCTGCCCTCGGAGCAATCTCGCCCGGCAAGGATGATTCTGTTAGCTACAAAACTGACCTTTACGAAATCAATGTGCCGAGGGCATTGACCGTGTATGTTGAGTGTGAATTTCATGACACCGTAACAGGCTCAAACTGGATTCGCAAGAATATTAATGAAATAGGCGAAGCAATCTGCAAGGGTATGTGTAACTATTTCGGCTATAAGTATAAGTCGGCAAGCTCATCAGGCACAACAAAGCCTACGCAGACATCGAAGCCGACAACATCAAAAGCGTTTAAGCCGTACATTGTCAGGATTACCGCAAATGACGGTGTGAACATCCGCAAAGGTGCAGGCACGAACTATCCCGTGTGCGGCTCAATTGCAAAAGGCGGAGCGTACACAATCGTAGCCGAAAAATCAGGCGCAGGCGCTAAAAAATGGGGCAAACTCAAAAGCGGTGCCGGCTGGATTGCCCTCGACTACACAGCGAAAATCAAATAAATACATAACAAAACCAAACACATAATTGCAAAAAAATCCCCCTCGTTAATTTTTAAACGAGAGGGATTTTGAATTTATTTAACTTTTAAGGTTAAATATCAGTTGGACATTCTTTCTCTTCTGCAATTTTATGTATAGAATTTACAATGATTTCTATTTTTGAAATATAGTCTTCGACATATTCTTTTGTTATATCAGCCTGTTTAGCATCGGAGTGACATCTGTCATTTTGATGTGCTATTTTGTTTCTTCTTTGAAACAATTCCGATATAATTTCTTTGCCAACTTTTACTGATTCATTTTCACTTTTTTGGGGAAATGCTTCTACCATAACTTCGTTAAATTTGATTCCTATTAAATTTAGCTGATCTTTCATTTTTTCAAATGATAAAAAGACTTCGTGACTAAACCGATTGTTTAAATATTCAAATAGCCAATCATCTGTTTCTCTGGATTGCAAAGCCTCTTCAACTCTTTCCATTGGAATTTGAAATTTGTTGTATTTTTCTGATTTATTCCATGTTCCTGAAAACATTTTTACCATGCAATACTTGCTCATTTCATGAATATAGAAATCTAATAAACTTTCAGATAAAACAATTTGAGATCTCAAAATCATTTTAATGGCTATAATATTTTCCTCTTTATTAAGTTTTTCTGCAACACCAAACTGTTTTTTTACTTCATCCATACTATCGGTAAAATGCTGTTTGATTTCTGATAGTGGAAATTGTTTAGGAAATGGTATTGACCTTAAATCCCTTGTGTTTTCTGCACGAGGTGTGAGGGATAAGCTTCTTTTATTAGGCATATCTTCACCTCATATTATATATTATAAATTAGATCAGCAAAGTTAAGATTTAACATAGGAATAGCTCCATATTTTCCTGCAATATAACCTTTGCCGAAATTCTCATCTTTTCTTACATTTCTTATTTCAGTAAGCGAATATAAATCAGTAGAACGACCTTTAGATTTAATCTCCGTAAACCATATTTGATCTCTTCTAAATAAGTCGAAGTTTAACAACCCTGTTTCATGAGTCGTAAAAATCAATTGTGCGGGGTTGCTTCCGTGGGTATTTATAAATTGTTTTACTAAACCAAAAAGGAGTGATTCATGCAAATTCGATTCAAGTTCATCACAGATAAGCACTTTTCCATTTGTCAATATATCAATAAATGGGCAAAGTAAACCAAAAAGTTTTTTTATACCAGTAGATTCTTCTGTAAGTAAATTTGTATCAAAATCTTCATAAATTACTTTTGCTGAAATTTTATCAATCCGTTCACTAAGATATTTTTTGAATTCATCAGACAAAAATGGTGGAAGACTTGATATGTCAACTTCCTCCTTTTTGATTTCAACCTTAATATCTTTTATTCCAGTTCCAAGTGAATCTAAAAAATTAAGAACAATATTTTTTGTTTGCTCATTTTTATTGATTTGATGCAACGAGTAATTCATCCAATTATCCTGATTAACGCTACTGTAGATAACTAAACCATTTTTAAAGAAATTATATGCATATAAAGCTTCATCAACCGAACTGAAATTTGCAGCACACGAAAGCATTAAGCGATTTGGCTTAAGAACATCTTTGCAAGTGTTAAATTTGTTGCGAAAATTGCTTCCAGCTGTAAAATTATTGTCAATGCGCTCGAAAATTTTGGTTTTACGATTATTTGGAAAGTAAAATAGATATTCATCAGAAACTAGTGTATTAATCAATGAAAAACCATATGCATAACGCACATTATTTACCATAAACTGAATTTTATACACACTCTTTTTTTCATAACCTTCTAATTTGTGTGGAACTTGTAATATACCATCCCCAGGTTTATTGGATACGCTATCTATAACAAGGTTCTTAACAAAAGATATTGCATCTATAAAGTTACTTTTACCTGATCCATTGGCACCGTAAATAACAGCTGCTTTTAATATTTTAAGACCTGCTATTTGTTCTATATTCTCATTATGTGTCTTATCTGTTCCGGCAATCAAAGAAAAAAGTACTTCATCTCTGATTGATCTGTGGTTGGAGCAACTAAACTCTAATAACATATATATTCTCCTTTCAAAACAACTCGTTAATACATTCTATCACTTAAACGGCGATTTAGCAACCTAATTTGTAAAAAAAATGCAAAATCATATTGTAAATTTGCCTTAAATGACTATTTGAAATTATGATATGTATTTATAGTTGCTTAAGAATTATGTTTTATTTTTTGTAGTGTAATAGAAATTATGTATGGCACAATTGAAAAAATATATTTTCTAGCTGGATGATTTAAAACCAGTTGTTTATTTCAATAATTCATCTGTCGTAACATTAAATAAATCTGATACAGCTATTATGGTTTCGATAGTAGGCTCATTTCTTCCAATTTCGTAGCTTGAAATGCTTGCCCTGCTCAAATAGAGATTTTCACCCAATTCATCTTGCGTTAATCCATTTTCAAGTCTTAACGCTTTTAGCTTTTCGGGGAATGCCAATATTATCACTCCTATTTATCTAACATATTTTTGATGTGCCTGATAAACATCAGATTCATCAGATCTTGCGTATATTTGTGTTGTAGTCAGTTCTTCGTGGCCAAGCATTAGTGATACTTGTTCAATTGGCATACCGGCTCTAAGGGCATCGGTAGCCATGGTTCTTCTGAATCTATGTGGGTGACAATTTTCAATTCCGATGTTTCTACCAAGCTCACGGATACAGTTTACAAATTAAAGGTGAATATCATAACTTTTTTCTGCCTTGCATTTGCCTAACATTTTTAACCGTTTTTCTTGTATTTTAACATATTTTAGCAGATAAAAGGCAAAAAAATAACCGCACTAAAAAGCTTAAAAATGGCTTTCTAATGCGGTTTTTTCTATGGTCGAGGTGACAGGACTTGAACCTGCGGCATCTTGGTCCCAAACCAAGCACTCTACCAAACTGAGCTACACCTCGAAATGTTGCTTAATAACAACAGCTTGATTATTATATACCATATTTTCGGATTTGTCAACATAATTTTCGTTTTTTATTCAAAATTAATTCAAATATTTTGAAAGTCACCATAAAACAGACCGAAAATGTGGTACAAAACAGCCGTCCCTGCATAAGAAACGGCTGTTGGTGCAGGTAACTTGCAAGGGGGATAGGAATGGGGAAAATGGGGGATTTTGTTAGCTATATGTAAGCTACGGAGCATAATTATGAACAATTCAAGATAATATAAGACTATATTTTGTTGATTGCATTCACCAATTCTTTGGGGTTAATGTGGGTGTAAACCTTTTCGGTCAAGTCCATTTTCGACTTGTGACCGACTATTTTTTTGATGATTGTGTGGTTCACATTTGCCGATACAAGCATTGAAATGCAGGTGTGTCTTGTTTCGTGTATGGTGTGGTCCAAACCCAAATCGTTTTGCAGAGGTGTCCAGTAGTTGCGTTTAAAGTTATCGTATTTCAGCGGCTTGCCATTGGTGTTATTCAGAACATATCCACATTGAGAATCGCTGATGAATTTCTGCCAAAACGGCAGTACTTTGTCTGCTATAGGCACGGTTCGTACACCTGAATCGGTCTTTGAACTTTCAACAAAGAAAGTCTGTTCGTAAAGGTTTACATTTGAAATTTTTAGGTCGAGCAATTCGGACACACGCACTCCCGAATAAATCAGCATAAGCACTATTTTTACCGAATCAAGATTTGAATATTCCCACAAAAGATTTATTTCGCTTTCCGAAAACTTCCTGCGTGCTCGTTTTGTTTCATCTGACTTGGCATTGATTTTCAATTTTTCTGCAAGATTATTATGGAGCATATCGTGAAATATGCAGTATTCGTAGATTTTGTTCAACAGAATTTTAATTCGCCTAACCGATTGATAACCGTTGTTGCAGTTGTCGAGAACTCGTTGCATATCAATGATTTTTATATCGGACATCTTGCGATTGTATAACATTGAGCATTGTTTGTATGCCGCATTATACTGCCTTTTGGTGTTCGGATTTGTGTCTTCGGTGATGAACTCCTTGTACCAAAGTTCATGAATTTCTGAAAAAGTGCGTCTTGCCGAATCAACATCAAACGGGTTTTGATTGTAATCAGCAAGAGCGTTCAGAGCTTTCGGCTTGTTGGGAAAGTAGCCTATAACTCTGCGTTCCTGATTGCGTGTTTCTTTGTTGTAGCCTATTGTCACGCAGGCAACCCACGGATTGCGCCTGTTTCCGCTCAGCTTATAAACAGAGCCGTAGCCGTTAGGCAGTTTCATTTTATACACTCCTTTTGCTTAAAAAAGGGTGCAAAAATCCCTTGTGCTTTAAATTACTTGAAAAACACAAGGGATTGTGATACAATTATTTTGCATTAAACTGCATCATCTGCACCCTGTGTAGGTGATTCCGCTCAATTCGACTGGTACTCGAATTGAGCGGATTTTTTTATTTAATTCTATTTAATCGGCAGACCATGGCTGTCGGTGTATGAGCCTGCGGCAATTCTGATTATATCAACAATCCAGCCTATGCCGAAAAGTCCGCCTGTGAAGAGGTAGAGGATACCCATACCTGCTTTACCTGCATAGAAGCAATGAGCGCCGAGCATACCGAGAACAACACACAAAATCAATGTCATACTTTTATCTTTAGGACTGCACAACTGATGATGAGATACAGTCGGAGGGGCAGAGGTCGCCACATTTGGCTGATTATTGATTATGTTCTGAATAATAATTGGTTGCTGTTCTGCTTTGTTTTCGGGATATTCAAGTTCGGACATACAGTAAGGGCAAAGTCTGTATTCTTTGCCGACATTTGCACCGCAATTTTTACATACCATAGATAACACACCTTTCAAATAATAATGTCATAGTGTTTTATTTCTTAATCTATTAAGTTCCTCAATTTCATTTTTTGACAAAGGGACACTTAAATCTTCAAGTTCCGGACAATACATATAGTAACCTATGTAAATTCTGCACTTAGGACATCTTCCCGTGCGTAAAAATACTGGTAAATAATAAACATATGGGTGTGTATTATCTGTTTTGTTTATACTATAAATTTTATTGTCATACCCCTTACAAAAATCACAACTGTTTGATGTAGTTAATTGCATATAACTCAGGTTTAAGTTGTGCATTGCTTTAATTTGTCGTTTAAAGCTTTCGCACTCTTTAGTAAGTATAATGTCAGGAAACATTTCAGGATGTTCTTTTCTTGCCTTATCCTCAATTTGTTTTGAAAGTTCTTTGTTTAACAATTCGGCATACTTTATTACTCGTAGGTACTGCTTTTCAGTAAGGTGCATTTTCTCATATGAAAGAGAATCAGAAATCTGATTAGATTTTAAAAGACATTCTACCGCTAAATCTAAATCTCCGTTCGCTTTGTGATTGGTAGCGGCTTTCTGCAATAAAAACATAACCTCAGAGTTTATACACGGAATGGCTCTTATATTTTCAACAGTGCTTACATCATAACTACCACAAGTAACGGGTATTTTTTCTAAAGAAACGTCGCTTTGATTATCTGATTTTAGAGAATCAACAAATCTTAAATTTTCGTCGGTCAAATATGAACTGTATTTGTTGGATATATCTTCAAAAAAATTATTTATTTTATTTTGCTTGCCCTTATCAGTTTTCAATTTATTGGCAGCTAAAAGAGTGGATTTCCAATATCTAAGAATAAATCTATTTGTATTTTGCTCGTAGTTATTTTTCAATTCTTTTAGTTGTTCTTTTGGTAAAGGGTGTCCTGAAGTTTTTCGCACATTATATTTACAGATTTCTGTTAATATTTGTAAAGCCTTAATGTAATTATTAAAATATGATTCAGGCTTTGCCGAATCTCTTATCCATTTTTCAGCTCCTGCATAATCACAGAAAAGTAAATATACAGCATTATCAGAAGATTCATTTCTATATTCATTGATAAATGGGTTTTCAAGTAAAGCATTTTTAACAGCTTGTGGTAGCTGTTCATTTGCGTCAACTTCTTTTTGAACTTCTAATTCCTTTGGAGTATCTGTTTTTGTAGGAGAATCTATTTGTTGGTGCGGTTCTGTTTTATGTGATTTGAATAATTTATCTAAAAATCCCATATTATCCCAACTTTCTGTAATAAAAATAATGTGCAGAACAGGCACTATAAATTGTAAAAAATTTACGGCTACATCAATAAATTATCTCTGTAAAATTCCATTGCTTCAACCATAAATTTATTTGTGACATTAAAATATTCGGCAAGTTCCCACGGTTCTGTTATGCCGTTGTGAACCGCTTCTTTCAGCTCATCCAAAGGGATGAGCTTTTTTATTGTGTGTTTCTTTACTTTTTGTTCCATTTTCCCTTTTACGGTTAATGGAGTTGTGAATAAATAAAAAGCACCTAAATCTATGTGAACTTCTTCGTGAGCAAGCAAAACTGTTTCCTCGGCAGTAGTTTCAATCTTGCTTTTGTCAAGAACTACAATTCCGTTTTCGTAAGGAAAAGAAAATGCTTTTGCTTTGTCAGTTTTGAAATAATCAACAGTTATCCCTTTTTGTTCACATTCAAAATAAATATCCTCTAAAGTCATTCAATCATTTCCTTTTTGAGATTTCTTAAATTTGATATAGCTAAGTATATCGTTTTTAAAATCTTCGCTTTCTCCTTCCATTTCTTGATAAGCAGCATACGAAAGTTCATCAAAATTTGCTTTCGGAAGAGGGGAAGAAACCTTTCTTGCAACATCTTCAACTAACTTTTCAATCTGCTCGTGCTGTTTCTTTTCTTCTTCGATTTCCTGCTCAGTCATAAGTCTTTCAACAGGAACACCGAGATAATTGGCTATTTTAAGGCGAGTTTGGTATTTAGGTAAAACACCGTTTTTCCAATTGCGTATAGAACCTTTACTCAAACCAACTGCAACCAAAACCGCAGTAACTGTTGTACCGTTCTCTTTACATATTGAATCCAATAAATCAAAGAACACAAAAATGCACCTCTACTTTTGTGCACTTTTCACGAAGTTCATATAAATGCACTTAAATTTCAAAAATGCACTTGCAAAGTACACTTTTATGCACTATAATAAACTTGTCAAGACGATGTGGGGACATTAACTTGACGAAAAAAGGTGTGTGAATGTGCACCAACTTTGTAATCTAATTTTTTTAACTGATTAAATTATAAAGGTATAGTGCACATTTGTCAACCTAAATTATCAATAAAAAAGGAGGTAATAAATTGTGGATTTTTACAAAATTGTGTCAGATATATGCGATAAAAGAAATATAACACTTTGTTCGTTACTCTCTCAATTAGAAATGAGTAAAGCTAACATCCGAAACTGGCGTAATGGCGTTATTCCTAAAATTTCAGTAAGACAGAAAATTGCTGAAATCACAGATACACCAGTTGAAAACTTACTGACGAATGAAGAAAAGTCAGTTGTCAACGAAATTCTTAAAAAGAACAGTAGGTAATACCACACAATCAATAATACCACAATCACAGTCCCATTAAACGGACTTAGCTGAAAAGAGGTGAAGAAAGACGGAAGTAATAATAATTTTAGGACTGCTAATGCTTTGCACAGCTTTTGTTTCAGCAGTATTAGCTATAAAAATAGTAGCCGCCCATTTGTATAAAATAATAGACAGCTACCTTGATAAGCACGACGCTCAAATTATGGATCTGATTAAGTGGGCAAAGGACGAAGACAAACATCAATGAACGCTTTTCCAACAGGAGTAAGTTTTGCAACTCCTTTCTGTAAATCAAATTTTTGATTACTGTTATTTGATTTGTTTGCGGCTTCTATTTGATTTTTGAAATCTACTACTATAGGTAAAGAATCAAAAATCTTATAGACTGAATCATCAGTTAAGTATTGATCATATGCGATGCTTATAAGACCCATACGAGATAAAGACGATAAAGAAATTGATTGTTGCTCAATTGAATCGCAAAACTTATTACTACAAAAAATATTAGTTTGCAAAATTCTATGACCGCCTTTTTCAAGCTCCATCCTTATTTCGCATATTGGCAAATTTTCTTCAACTGAAAAACATTTTAGGTTTTGGGCATCTATAGGCGACATTTGTTGAATGATGTCAGAAAAAGACGGATGAATTTTTTCGATTTTTCTACTGTCGAATGAATTGACGATTAACTTTTCAAACATTTCACGAATTTCGTCTTCATTCATAAGGTATTTCGCTTTTTCAAGAGCAGGTCCAATAATCGATTCTCTCGATTCAACTTTATGTTCTGTTGGAATATTATCTACACCCTTTTGAATGTTAGCTTTAAAGTCTTCCAACTTTTTTTGGCGCTTTAATTCGGCTTTTATTGAAGCATAATGTATGCCACCTACAGTTAAGTTTATGAAATCGGCTAACAGACCACCTACAACTTTTGTTGGTGGATTTGTAAGATTACTTACTGCTTCTGATTCTAAAACAGCTTTTGTAACACCATAAGCAGTATCATTTATGTTTTGGTCACTCATATGTGCACCACCTTTCTAAATAAATAATAACATTATTTGGGTAATAAAGCAATAAAATATCGAAAAGCAGGTGAGAAAATGGCAAAACTTAAACTTATTGACACAAAGGACAAGTTCCTTCTTGAAATTGACGGAACAGAAATTCCGTATGTTACAAGCTATCAGATAACACGAACGGTCAGCGAGGTTGTACTGCTCAAACTGACACTCAGCGTAGCTGATGTTGAATCAGTCGAAATCGTTTCAGATAAAATTACCAACGAAAAATAGGAGGCGAAAAGTATGGACACAGTTCAGATGAACAAAAAAATCAAAGAAATTATGGATAGCAGTGATTTCTATCTGCTTTCTGAGGACGCCGCAAAGGCTATTGGAGTTGCTCCGCAAAAGTTGCGTGAACAGGCAAAGGACGAACCCGAAAAATTGGGCTTCAATGTAATTGTAGTCGGCACATCTATCCGTATTCCGAGAATACCGTTTCTCAATTATATTCTCGGTTCAAACCCGTTGAAAGGAGTGTAACAAATGTGGCATTTAAGAAACTATCCGACACGCAGAAAACTGCTCAAAGATGTGGAAAACCTCAGAGCAGAGAACAGACATCTCAGCATTGAACTGAGAAACGCAAGAACAGACCTTGCACTTGAAAAAACAGCGTCAAGCGGTTATCGTCACGAGAACAGAGAGCTAAAACGCAAACTCAAAGCCCTTGAAACGCCTGAATCCGAAGCATTCAATTTTGAATGTGTGGGGGTTGAAAATGCCAACGACTACAAGGTTGTTTGATGAAAAGAACATTTTGCGGACCTTAGCAAAATGTTTATCAAATATAAAGGTGGGAAAA